TACTTCCTAGCAGGCGTAGTGTAAGGAGCAACGCAATGGCTAAAAAGACGAAAACTGTCCGCTGCCATTGCGCTGTTCGATACAAGAACAAGCGCTACCCAGCAGGACAACCAATCACTATCGATACAAAAGATTTGCCGGAGTTTGAGCCGCTACTTGCAGTTGAAAAGCAAGTAGAGATCGAAGAGGTAATCCAGGACGCAGAAGCAGAAGCAGAAGCAGAAGCAGAAGCAGAAGCAGAAGCCTAAAGGTAAAGAGCAATGTCATACGCTACAACTGAACAATTAAGCGCACGAATCGGGGAGTCGGAGGTCGCCAACTTAACGCTCGGCCTTACCCCCCCAGCCGACACCGATAAGTTGGCCCAAGCTCTTCAGGATGCTGAAGCGCTAATCGACTCGTATCTTGGCAAGCGATACAAGACACCGGTAGCGATTGCCGATGCGCCGATATTGGAGGCTGTGGCGTGTGACATTGCTCGATTTTACCTTTACACCGACCACCCAACGGAGGCGGTGCAAACCAGATACAAACAGCGAGTGATGTGGCTCGCAGAAGTGGCGGTGGGGAAGATTTCACTAGGCCTAGCAGACAACCAGTCGGCCCCAGGCCGGGTAACCAGCGTGACCAGAACAGACACCACTAGAAGCCTGACCAAAGAAAGCATGGCGGGATACTAATGAGCAAGAAAGGGGTAACGGTCTCGGAAAAAGACCTGGCCAAGATAGGAGCAGCCCTAGACAAACTGGATGACCAGCTTAGTCATGATTTCTTTCGCCAGGTAGGGCGAAAACTTGTAGCCATGTTTCAGCTTGGATTTAAAGCAGGCAAGGCCCCGGACGGAACACCATGGGCACCCGTAGCAAGAGGCGGTCAACCCTTGAGACTGACCGGACGACTAAACCGCTCCATCGGATTTAAGGCAACCCCAGACAACTTAGCAATCGGCACCAACGTAGCCTATGCAAAAACTCACCAGCACGGCCTAAACGGCCCTGTCAGCGTTCCTAAGCACACCAGGAAGCAAACGCACGCATGGGGCAAACCGATCGCAGGAGGGCCGATTACAGTCGAAGTAAAGGGCCACACAAAAATCATGAAAATAAACCCTCGACCATTCCTCGGAATCGAGGCCCCACAAAGACGAGCAATCGCAACCCAGTGGCTGGCCTTCATGAAAGGCAAGATCCCACAAGGTGACGTATGACAGAACTAGACCTGACCGAAATCCAGCAACTTGTATCGTCGCTAGTAGACGAGCAAAGCAACCCGATATTTGCAAGAGTGAGCGCAGCGATCGACCCAGAGGCGATAACTCACACGGCCCTCACCGCAGACCAGGCGTATATCGTGCCGCTAGCGGATAGCGCGAACCCAAACACGCGGACGACTGGCCGATTTAGCCAGGAGATCAACCAGAGCTTCGCAATAATTATCGCCGTTCGAGCAACGAACGATCGCCTGGGGGCGGACGTCAACGACCGACTACGGACGTACAAGTGGGCGGTGCGGAATGCCCTATGCGGATATGACACGACCGGGACGGTAGACGAAATCAGCCTAGTGGAGGGACAAGTGGTCGCCTTCACCGCTGGCGGCGTTTATTGGATGGACACCTATACGACTAATTACATTCAGGAGCAAACACCATGAGCCGAAAGACAAGAAAAACACTGATGACCGTAGCTGTTAACGCAGCGGCCTACGGTGACGATGCAATCCAGGCAGGAACCCCTGTGGCAATTCAGACATCAGGCCTGGACATCACGCCGCTAGAGGGTACAGAGATCGATCGCGAGCTGGACACTGGCGAGCTTGGTAACACCCAGCAAATGCTGGTGGGAACCCATGTAAAGGCCAGCTTTACAATCGAGCTGGCCGGAGCCAATGATGCAGCAAATACGCCGCCAGCCTTCGATGCGATTATCCAGGGGGCAGGCTTTGTCGGTACGGACCAAACGACCTCATATGAATACTCAAGAATCAGCGACAACACCGAGCCAGATATCACCAGCTACATCTACAAGGACGGAGCGATTCACAAAATCACCGGGGCACGCCTAACCAAGACCACCAAGATCATGGTGGGCGAAATTCCAAAGATTGAATGCGAACTGACAGGCCTGTACGGCGGCATCGTTTCGGGATCGCTACCGGTCCCAGACTTCTCAGGTTTCACCACGCCAGTAAAAGTGGGCGCGACAAATACAACGTTCAAAATGGGCGGTAGTTCGGGTACAGCAGCGGAGCTTTCACTGCTTGAATTTGAATGGAACGAGAACAACGAGATCACCTGGGATGAAAACACGGTGGACGAGCGAGTCTACCTAACCAACTTCACACCAGACGGAAAAATTGTAGTCGAAGCACCAGACCTGGGGACGTTTGACCCATTCAGCCTCGCGCTAAGTGAAACGCTCCAGTACATCGAGGTAACACACGGCATCGCATCTGGAAACATCGCGACCATCGTACTGCCTCAAGTACAGCTTGGACGACCAACATACGCCGACAAAGATGGCCGTATGACGTATGACATACCATTCAGAGTAATCGGGGCAACCCACACTCTGGCATTTAGCTAAAACACCCAAGGGGGGGAATTATGGCTTTTAAACTACGAAACAAAAACACGCCGATCATCTGGCCAGTTGAAATCAAACAGCCAGTAGACAATGGAAAGGTCGAAAAACACACCTTTGATGCACACTTCAAGCTGCTTGGACAGGACGAGTACGAGGCAGGCATCAAAATCGGAAACGACCGCGAGTTCATAAAACTATTTCTTGTTGGTTGGAATGGCCTTCTTGATGACGACGGAAACGAGCTGGGCTTTTCAGATGAAACGCTAGGTGAGCTAATCCAGCTGCCGTATGTTCGCATGGCCATCATTCGTGCGTACAACCGAGCGGCGACAGGCGAGGCTTCGGCAAAAAACTAGAAGCTGTGGCTCGGTACTGGGCAACCGGGTCGCAGGACACGCCGCAAGAGATAGCCGATGTCGTACATCAAATGCGACTACTTGGATTTAACGCCGCTCAAATAGAACTATACGAGCGGCAAAGCAAGCCCGACCACCTAGAAGTCTTCGAGGAGAACTGGGAGGCAACTAAGTGGTTTTTAGAAGTAGATGACCTGTTCAAAACAGAGCAGGGAATACTGATAGGCCTCGATGTTACAGCGATCAGAGATGACGCCGAAATGAGAGGCCGAACGGTCGATCCAGAAGAATACGCAAAGCTCCGAGAAATCGGGCGGCATGCAGCGGCAATCTTTAACAGCAGAGGAAAATAATGGCCTTTAAGTTACGGGTACTGTTCCGTGGAGAGAACGGCGATCTAAAGAAGTCAGCTAAGGAGAGCAAAAGCTCCCTGGACAGCCTCAAGCAAACAGCAGGCAGGGTGGCTGGAGCTATTGGGGCAGCCTACGCAGCCTACGCAGCAGTATCAACGATCGTCGATGTCACCAAGCGATATCAGACGCTAAACGCCCAGCTGCTGACTTCGACAGGCTCAATGCAGGGTAGCGCTGGCGCATTTGCGGCGCTATCAGAATTCGCCAGGCGAACGGGACAAGACCTTGATAGCACAGTTACAGCATTCACCAGACTAACCAACCTCGGCCTCACTCCAAGCCAGGAGGCAATGGAAGCATACGGCAACGTAGCGGCCGCCACAGGCAAATCCACAATAGACTTTGTGGAAGCAGTAGCGGACGCTTCGACCGCCGAGTTTGAGCGTTTAAAAGAGTTCGGTATCAAGGCGAAAAACCAAGGGGACACTGTCGCGTTTACATTCCGAGGCATGACCACCGAGGTAGCAAACAACGCAGAAGCAATCGAACAGCACCTCATCAGCCTGGGGCAAAACGAATTCGCAGGAGCGATGGAGAACCAGGCGCAAACACTTGAAGCGCAAATGAATCGAGCTAAGGCGAGCTTTGACGACCTTGTCTTCGCTATTTCAGACTCGGGCGCGTCAGATGTATTTGCGGACATGCTAGGCGGCGCAGCCGAAGCAATGGACGAGATAACAGGGGCTCTCTCTAGCGGTCAGATAACGGCACACATCGAGGCATGGCTTGATCAGTTCCAGATGATAGGTGATGCAATTGTGCAGGTCTCTGCCCTGTTTGATGAGGGGATGGGGCTCATCAGTGAAGACGCCGGAGAACTGATTGATTTCTTAGCAGCGGCGGCCTCGGAATTCCCAGCTAACATCGAGGCGGTAATCAAGATCCTGGCCACTGAACTGACGCACATGGTAACCATGGGCAAGAACTACGCTAAAGCCTTTGTAGAAGTGATCGTTGTAGAGCTTGCAGCAATGGCGGACAAAGCAGGCGCGTACGGAAAGGAGTTAATCGATAACCTGGCATTTTGGGAAGAAGAAACATTCGACCTAGACGCTGAACTCGCTCGAATCGACTCGGTCAAAGCAGCAATGAATGACGGGACGTTCAGAGAGGCGGAACGGCAAGCCAACGCAGCACGCGAAGCACGCCTCGGAGCGATCACAGCGGCAATGGAAGAACGCCAAGCGGTGCTAGATGGATATGAGGAGCAAACAACAGCAGCGAATAATCTAAGGGCAACCTGGGAGCAAGAACAGCAAGCGCTAAGAAACACCGACCTGGGACAATTCAAGATCGATGGTGGCGGCGAAGAGCAAGAGGTAGGCGTAGCTACGCAAGAGCATGGTGAAGTAAAAGACAGCGAGCTAGAGAAAATCCGCTCCAGGAATCAAACGGAGCGCGAAGAGCTTATCGCGCACCACAATGAGCTGCAATTAATCAACCAGGCAGCGTACGAGCAAGGGAAGATTCTCGAAGACGAGTACCTTCAGAACAAGAGCGAGATGCAGCAAGAGCATCACGACCGCATGAAGCAATTTGCTATGGCAGAGAAGCGCGTGATGCTCAACAACTACGGCTCGTTATTTGGAGAAGTGGCCGGGCTAGCTAAAGCATTTGGTGGCGAACAGAGCAAAACATATCGGGCCTTGTTCGCAGTATCAAAAGCATTCGCAATAGCAGAGGCGATTATAAAAATCCAACAAGGCGTGGCCCAGGCGGCATCTCTAGGATTCCCACTGGGCATCCCAGCAATGGCGACCGTAGTAGCTCAGTCAGCTGGAATTGTAAGCACCATCAAAGGCACATCCATGAAAGGCCAGGCGCACGATGGTATATCGCGAGTGCCAGCATCGAACGAGGGTACGTGGATGCTGAAGCGCGGAGAAATGGTCCTCAACAACAAGCAAAGAGACAACTTTGAAGACCTGGTAGATGGCGTGCGTGGCGGCCGTTCGGGCGGCAATGTTGTGAACATCAGAAACGACATCAACATCGACGCCAGGGGCGCATCCGAGGGAACCGAGGGGAATATATCTGACGCGCTAGAAGCAGCAACGGAAAAAATGAAAATGGAGCTCGCGGAAGACTTCGCATCAGGTGGTCCCCTTGCGAGACAACTTAAAACTGGCGGACAAGCAGCATGACAATAGAATTTATAACCGACATTACGCCGAGTCGGTCAGCTTTCAAAATCGAGCCAGCAACGCGAGTGCTGGTCAACCCTTATAGCAGGGTAGAGACAGTAATCGCGACCCCAGGGGACCGCTGGAAAGTACACCTGTCGTGGACGTTTCTTACCAAAGCAGAAACAAGGGAGCTTCGGGCTTTCTTGACCAGCCTAAGAGGCCAGGCGAACAGGTGCTACATCAAAGACACCGCGCATAGCAACGAGGGGACCTGGGCCGGGGCGCCAGTAACCGTAGGTGTCGCACAATACGGAAACCTTTTAAATTGCCAAGGATTCACGCCAGGAGCCACGATGCTGCGAGGAGATCGGTTTGAACTCAACGGGCGGCTTCATGAGCTGATCAAAGACACTACTGCAGACGGGTCGGGCAACGCGACCCTAACATTTGAGCCGGAGATAATCACGCCCCCAGGGGACAGCGAAGCGATCAACCACGCCGCGCCATTCGGGACGTTTATGCTTCGCTCAGCAAACAGCATCCCCAGCTTCTCACAAACCAAGATGGGTAGCCGTAACGTAAAAGTAGATTTTGTGGAGAGCCTCCGTGCGATTTGATAACAACACAACAGTGCAGGACCTACTCAAAGATTCGAGTCCTAAGCGCCTTCTTATTTTTGCTCGCCTTGAATTCCCAAGCGGAACGGTCCGAGCCCATACGGGCGTGGGTACCAGGACCCTAAACGCAGAGGAGTATCACGGCATTGGAGGAATGGGGCGAATCGGCGCTCTTAAAGAAACCGGGGCCACAAGCGCGAACCGGTTGCAGCTGTCGATTATTGCGGACGACCAATCGCTACTAGCCAGCGTTATAAACCAGGACCCCAACGGAGGGGAGGCGCACTTACACCTAGTGAAGCTAGATGAACACAGGCAGATAGTCGGAAGCGAGCTACTGTTTGCAGGCGACATCGTGGACTTCAAAGTGGAGCGAGGCATGCCGTACCAGCTAAGCGTTACGGCCTCAGACTGGTTTGAAGTCTGGTCGCAGCCAGTGACCGCGTCGAAAGTAACGCACGCAAGCCAGCAACACCTACACCCAGGAGATATGATCTTCGACCAAGTGGAGACGATCGCGCAGGGAATTGATGACACCATCCCAGGCAAGATGATAGGGAGCCATAGAGGACCGGGCAGAGGACAGCGACACCGATGAAAACCATGAACTGGCAAGCCAGGATAACGGCACTAATCCAGGACAACCGAAACCGACCGTTCAAGTGGGGAGAGTGGGACTGCTGCC